TCGCAAAAGGGTCATCGGAATTCGTTCCTACTTCGAAATTCTCATAATCTGCATTGGATTTAGAAAACCAAACCCTTTGACTGCCTGCTAATACCATTCTTTGTTCGTGGAAGGTGATCGCACCTGCAAAGCCTCTAGCATTACTAAACTCACCTTCCGACCAGTTAAAGCTTGCAGTATTGTGTAGGCTTTGAGGTACATCGTTTTGAGCTACTACTGTCACTACTGTTGAGCTAGTAAACCCAGTTATTTTTACATGAGCAATATCTGTGCCACTTTTTACTTTCCATAACCCCCCTACATGATTAGAAGTAAAAGGTGTATGGCCACCTGATGCTGTTAAGGTTAATGTTGCACCTTCTAACCATCCGTTACCTGTCAATCTTACTTCGTCTGTTGATATTATATTCTCGTCTATATATGGACCTCTTACTAAATCTACTGGATTTAATGTAAAGTTATTAGATGCTACCCTAATTAATTTTTGAATAGGGTGGTTTGGATGTACCATGTAAATTACATCACTATCTTGTACAAACTTAATATCAAATAGTTCTGATTCTAAATAAGGATTGGATATTTCTAATATATTTGAACCACTATCTAAAACTTGCCCTTGAGCAGAGAAGAAGCGTAAATAACCTGCTCCTAATTCGATTGTGTAAGTTTGCACTGTGCTAAATTCAAAGGGAATGAGTCTAGTTCTTTTAGTTGAGTCTTTTACTTCCGCTAGAAATCTAAAACCTTTTCTACGAAATATTGGTCCTTGTGTTAATACTACCCAATTCTCAAGAGTTTCTGAACCATTAAAATACCTCTGAAATTGCGTTCTTGAGTTTATTAATGTGCTTAACTCTCCTGCTGTAAAGTTTGTTCTTATCTCCGAAGCTCTAGGCATTATGAAAAAGTTATACCATTAATATTATTGCCAAAATTAAAGCCAGTCACCCTTGAAGCACTAAAAGAACTAGAAGTGTCTGCTATATCATTATCCTCTTGGTTGTCTCTTTCTCTCGCTAGAGATAATGTTTCTATAAAATCTTGTTTAATTCTAGCTGTTCTAGTTTCATCAGAAGTCAAAGAGTAAGCTATCTCATAAGCTAATTTTGAAGAAAAAGCCTCTATGAATAAAGAATCATATTTATTAGGGTCTGTTTCTTTACCAATAAATCTAATATTTACAGTTGGTTCATTTGTAACAAGGAAATTATTTTCTAGTTTAAAATCAATATCATTTTCTACCGAAAGTAATTTTATAAAGATTGGAATTGTTGGTAATATAAATCTGTTTGTATATTGAAACACAGGAGTGCCAGATGCATCTAAATTTAATGATTGACGGAATATGGCAAAGTTCCAGTTGTGCATCCTTAGAACCTCTAAAAGAACCGTATCATAGCTTGCTTTGCATAGAGTGGCTTCTGGTGAAGTATCTGTATCAATGTTTATTAAAGCCTTAGCTCCTAATTTTCTTAATGCTTTATTACAAATAGAAGTTTTTGATACAGACATAATAAAAAAATTGAGGGGGATTTCTCCCCCTGCTTTGTTATAGGGTATATTTTACAATACCTGTTACAGTACCTGATGCAGTTCCAACTGTATTACCAGTCAAAACTATATCAACTAATTTGTGAGGGTCTTCTGTTAGTCCAGCTAACTCCCAAACCTCTTTACCAATATTAGCAATATCAATAGAACCTAATCCATCAATAGAGCCTGCCGAAGCTAAAGAAGTTGTACCAAGTAATGCATTAGCATCAATAGCTACACCCTCATCAATATCATAGAAGCCTAAGAAAAAATCTGTACCTCCTGTGATAGCATCGTTTTTAATGGTAATGTCTGTTAATACAGCATTAGACGGGATTCTGGCGATTCGATAAGTTGAAGTGTCATCGTCAGTTGCGTTAATTTCTAGGGTATCAATAGAAGTTCTAATAATACCTTTTGAAGTTTTAGCATTTGGCATAATCAAAGTATCTTGATCTAAGCCATCAAGGTTTATTGTTCCTTTTTTGTTTACAATAGCCATAATTTTATTTTATTTAAAGTTAATATTAAGATTCTGTGCAAGGAATACGAACGATTTTTTCGTCCTCTACTCTAGTCGCTCCAATGTCTAATTTGATATACATTGTTTTAGTGAATGATCTCTCGACATTTTCACCAACTTTCATTGTAATATCATTTGCCATTGCGAAGCCTAAAGCGTTTTCAGTATAAAGTAAAACATCTCTATCTCCATTTGAGTCAAGAAGTAATCTTTCTGATAAGATGAAGTTAATATTGTTCCATACACCGATAATGCCTTTATCTAGTACCGCACCCGTTGTAAAGTCCCTATTGATAATTTTATTATCATCTTCTAACTGTCTATGTTGTTTAGCTGTTAAAACACAATATAGCTTCTCATCTGGATCAACATCAGCCGATCTAATGATCTCACGACCATTAAGGATTCTATCAGCAGTTAAGCCAGAAGCAGGAGTTGGGACGACTTGAGAGCTAGGGAAGTTAACTGCAACATTACCATCTTTACCTTCAAATGCTTTACCAGTTGCGGCAGCGATAATTACATCATCTTTCTTCCTTTTGGCAGCATTTAATAATGCTTTCATATAATCACTTTCTAAACCAGAAATGGTCGATCTAGCGGTATCGAAATCATCAATAAATAAAGAGCCGTGAAAAGGTGCTGGTGTCATCTTTCTTCTTGAATGAATAGGATCTAAATAAGGAGTTTCTGGATTTCTACCAATCTTTTCTTCTAAGTTTAAAGAACCTAGTTTATGAAAAAAGAATTCTTCTGCTTTCACAGATTCTTTTCTTCTTACTGTTCCGTCTAAACGGACATTGTTTTGTTGTACAGCCTGGATAATATCGTCCTTAAACTGTTTTACATGAATTTGATTTTGAGTATTTGACATTGTTTGAGTCTTTGAAATTAATTAAATAACATTTAAATTGCGATTATTCGCATCTCAAATTGCTACCCATCAATTTTCAAAGACTCAAGAGCTACCTCTTACTTATATGGACAATCATCTTAAAAAGAAGAAAAGCTAGAAACTATCCCTAATGATTCTGCTGACTGATCTGCATAAGCAATAGGATATAATTTTGCAAGCTCTCTTTCTTTTGTATTAGGGTCTAAATCTTTAGACATTCTAATTTCATTTATTTTAGTTAAAGCATTTTCTTTTGTCAAGGTTGTTTTTTGACTTCCTATACTTCCTTGTGTTGGTTCTGCAATCTGCTTTCCCACATTGTGCATAATTTTAGCAACTGCAAACTGCCCCTCTGGTGGAAGATTGGCAAAAGCCTCTTGATCGCTCTCTGATGCGAATCTTTGAAAAGTGTTTTCTGCTTCTTTTAGATTATGGTCATAAGCTGATCCCCATTCCTTTTTTAAACCCTCTTGCATTTCAGTAATTTTAGCATCTGATTCTGCTTGCATATTATTTAATAACTCGCTTTCTTTACCTGTAAAGGTTTCTACTAGCTGTTTAAATGCTTCTGGTTTTACTCCTAATTCAATCGCTTTCTCTTTTATAGGATTTAATAAATCATCATTAGCTTTGTAATTCTCTGGTAATTCATAAGAATAATCTTCTGGTGAAAAAGTCTCTGGCTCTTTAGGTGATCCTAGTTTCTTTTCTAGGTTTATATAGCTTTTTGCTAGTCCATTTATATCTTTAAAGTTAGATAATGATTTTGAATTTTTTATTTCTTCATCTGTTATCTGGTCAATAAAACTTGTTTCATTAACTGTTTCATTGTTTGTTTCAACTGGTGCAGTCTCTACGCTTTCTGTATTTTCTATTTGGTCGGTCATAGTAAATTAATTGTTTGTTATTTCCTCTCTAACTCTAGAAAGGATATAATTATATAATTCCCTTGCTCCATCACGAAGTAAGGAATCGGTAGTGGTATCTTCTGCCCTTTGAGAAAAGGGGGTTGTTTCTAGTATTACTCTTTGTAAGTTTTCTAAAACAATCTTTCCGTTTTCTGTTTCAAATGCTTGTTGGAATATTTTATTTAGCTGTTCTTCGGTCATATTAATTGCGATTGTTTTGCTTTACTAGCAGTATCCACCGCTTGAGCCTCTTGTTCTAATTGCTGTTGCTCTTGGGATTGTTCCTGTCGTTGCTCTCTTTCCCTTTTTACTAAAACAGGATTTTTAATTATATCTGGATCAATTCCTAAAATATCTGCTGACTTACTAACTACCTTGTCAAAATCAATATTATCTAATATCTCTGGGTTTACTTGTGCAAGATTCATAACTCCTGCTAGTAGTTTTTCAATAGATGCTGATTCGTTTAATTTTTGCGATTGAGTAATTGGATTTTGATAATTAATTTTTAGTTCTGGATTTTCTAATAACACTGATGGTATTTCTTTATCAAATAAAGTATTATCCTTGATTATGAATTGACCATCTGCATTTTGCATATAGATTTTATTAAATAGAATATCAAAAGTTCTAGTTAATATCTGCTCTGTGTAATCTACAATACCAAAAATAAAGTCGCCCATTATTCTAAATGTTTCTGCTCTTAGTTCTAAGATTTGCGTTGCTGTTGCTCTTGGATCGTCAAAGATTTTTAACTTATCTAAGAAAAATATTTCTCTTATGTTTTGTTCCTTTCTTTGGATTAAGTCTTGAGTTAGTGGAATATTACCAATGGTTAAGATTTGTTCAATAGGCGTTCTTCCTGCTGGCAGTGCCTTCGCATCTGGTCTATTTAATGCACCAGGTTTCAAGTTGATTCTTTTAGAATATGTAGCATTTACATTTAAAGGAGGGTTTAATGTTTTTTCTGTTGCTTCGTTTAATTGTCTTGACATCTGGTTTATCTGCCTACCATCTGCCAATGCTATCATACCCCTTGAAGTTCCGTAAATCTCTCCTGTTGCTTTCTCGCTTCTTCCGATAGCTACTGGCATAGAATTCCACCCTAATTCTTCAATTATAAGTTGGTGTTTTTCATCTATCCAAAAACCTGCTATTTTTTTATTTAACTTATCTATTTTGTTTTTATCTCTTTCTTCTCTTGGTAAGATGTGTAATTGTACTGGAAATTCTGTAAAGGGGTCTTTATCAAAAGCCTTTTTTACCTTTTCGTGTACATTCTCCTCTCCCCATTTCTGGATCATCTGCTTTGCAGTCATTTTATCTTTAATAACTACATAATCAACATCACCTTCATCATTTTCAGCAATTAAGAAATTCTTAATATCTAAAGTATGATATTTAATAGGTGATTTCTTACCCTCTTCAATTAATGTTGCTATTGTTCCGAATACTATATCATCTGCCACCGCTTCACTTAAAGCTCTTTCAAAACCTGTTTTGGGGTCAAACATAGTTTTCAGAATCATATCAGTAAATTCACTTATCCAGTCTTTTACTTCTTGATCTTCGTTTATATCTTCTGATTTAGCTGTTATTGATATAGGTTTGATTGATCTATTGAAGAATACACCAATAATAATTGATTTTAATTGATGGACAAAGTTAATTGGTGCGGATTCAAAAAGTCTTGTTATATTTTCTTTATCGCCTTTTGACCTATCAATAGTTATGTTAGCTTTTGTTGGTCTGAATATATCAGCCACATCTTGCCATTCCTCTTCAAAGTTTGATCTTTCGGCTGATAGTGAATTGGCTTTCCTAATTAATTCTTTTGCATTAGTCATTAGCCTCCTAAAGTTTTTCTAAATATGTTTTGCTCTAAAGGTTGTCCTGCAAAGATAGTTCTACGCCTTGCTCTTGCTTTTTGCTTTCTTACTGATTCTTGAGCTACCTCTGTCTTCTCTTCTTGTTCTTGGAGTTTTTGTGCTACTTCTGCTTCTTGCTCTAATCTAATTGCTGTTGCGTTTGCTCTTTCTCTTGCTTGCTTTTTCTTTCTTTTTGCTATCATGCCTACCGAGGTTAAATTGGCTACCTGCCTAATTACATTACTACCGCCCATAATTAAAATATTAAGTTAAATAAATATCATTATAGTAAAACTTGTTTTATTGTCAAGTAATAGCATAATCTGATTGACTTTTATTTTGTAAGAAATTCTTCTCATCTATTCCTACTGCTAAATATCTAAAAGCATCAGCCCCATTACTTGACCAATCATGAAGAGGTTTGTCTTTAAAGCAGTTTCTTATTTCGTCAAATTGCTTTTTATAGTTTTGTAATGCTAGTAATCCTTTCTTACACTTAGTCTCGTCAAATATACATTTATGAAATATCGCCCTTACAGCGTTAATTCCGTCTGCAACAGGAATATTCGGCACTACATCAAATGCTATACCTAAATCCCATGCTATATCATACCTAGAGCGACCACTTGTAAACTCTCTAACTCTTATATCGTGTGGGGCATTGTGATTTCCGTAAATATATGGTTTCTCTTTTAATTCTTTAATATAACTATCTAAACCCCTGCCGCTATCTTCCAAATAATCTATTATTCTGACTTCGTTTCCTATTTGTTGAGTAAACCATATAGCCGTTGTATCATTTACCCCTAAATCCCAGAAGGTATCGACTGTCAAGCTTGATTCGTAAGGTAGGTTTGTAATTCTTCCCTCTTCTTTTGCTTTGTTTATTTGTGATGAATAATAAGCACCCTCTATGGCACTATTAAAGCTACAGTAATATTCTTGATTAAATAAATCTAGCGTCTTTCCTCTTTGTATAAACTCTTGCTTGATCTGTTCTATTTGCTCATTTGTAAATACTTGTTCTTTAGTATCGTCAACAGTCAATACTTGAGAGAACCATTTTTTATTATTCTTAGCCATCTCAAACAACTCGTAAGAATGATTATGTCCTTTTGGTGTGAAATTAAACAAAGCCCAACCATCAGTTGCCATAAGCATTGGTTGTATTACCTCCCAAGCACTAGGTCTTTGTTCTGCATACTCTGAAAATACAGCTCCTTTAATACCAGCACCCCTTAAAGCATCTACATTATCCGACCCTACTATTTGATAGACTGAACCGTTGTGAAATTCAATCTTCATTTCTTGATTGTTCTGGCGTTTGATTAGTTCTTTTGGTATATAGTCAAGATATTTCCGTCCCTCAATATCTGACTCACTCCATATTGCTTTCTTGCCTTGATTGTATGTAGGGAAAATATGCCAGTATGTTCCAGGTGTTCCAGCTAAAGCATAAAGGATTATAAGATTAAGCCCAAACAAGTCTTTCCCTGCTCTTCTATGCCATACATAGATTGCTCTTTTGTATCCTTCTATGGTTACTGCATCCCATAAAGGCGTTTGATAGTCCCTTACTTGGTAATTATAGGGAAGTGTTATGTTCATTTTTAATTATTCAAGATATAATAAATCCCCTGCCTGCTATAACCTAACTTTTTAGATATATCTTTGATGGTCATAGTATTTTTTAGATCTAGGATTTGCTTTTTAAGTTCGCTTGTATCTTTCTTTGGTCTGCCTGTTGTCTTGTTAGATCTGGCTTGACCTTCTTTTATTCTCTCTCCTCTCTCCTCTCTACTTAACATAATAGCCTAAATTTTTGATTTTGATAAATAATTTTCTAGCATCTCTTATTCCTCTTTTGTGACTGTGACAAAGGGTCTTGATCTTATATTTTCTAAAATCTTTTCAATCTCTGATTTTCCTCTAAAAGAATAAATACCAGTAATTACAAAGCCTGCAAAGGCAATAGACAAAATAATAAGTGAAATTATGTCAGATTTATCAAATATGCTTTTTTCAAAAAGTTTTGCGATTGTAGTTATTTCAGCTATGATATAACCTAAACAACCAAAGGCAACCATTTTTGATATAGGAGCATTTACTTTTATCTTTTCCCTGTTTTCTTTTTGTATTGTCTTCAAAGTCTTAGTCTCTGGATTGTTAACCATTATAAACTTACTTTTTATTTTGTATTTCATTTCTGGTTCTATGTATTTTTTCATGGTTTATTTATGTGTTATTGTGTATTCTTCGGTTCTATTGTTATTTCAATTTTAGTAATTTCTTTTTTATCATTAACATGACTGATAATATTAAAATGCACATCATTATATGATTCAAATACTCCGTGTTCTGATAATACTTCTTCTATAGCATAACTTAATTCTTTGCCGAAATTTTTATTGCTCATATTTCTAAATCTTCAAATTTAACATTTAATTTATTTCTTTATAAAGTTTTATTTATTATCTAATTGATAAAACTTACCTCTCAACTCCTCCCATTTCTTCAACCTTCTATTCCATAACTTGCCCCAAAATGTTTTTGTACCTTTTT